CCCAATTTGAGGAGAAACGCAACTTCATGCATCTCCTTGTGGCGTTATGATCAGCCACACCCATTCTGTTTCGTTACAGAGTGGTCCACCGGCGTTTCAGTGCGAGGTTGCCGGACCTCACCGAGGTAAGCAAGTGCCTCGCATCATAGGTCTCACGACCTATAATACCAAAACACTTGAGGAGCGCTGCATCACCTGTTAAGGGATCAGCAACACGTTTGGGAACAACGACCCACCTCTTATCTCTAAGAGTTTGGAGGTTGGGATCCCAACCGCTGAATGATTCAGCATTGCTGAAGCTGGACCATCCAAGCCCTGGATACTCCCTCATTGGAGTTCTAACATCACGATCTAACCTTTCGATTAGCCGAGATGTCGAACTTCCAACGCTCGGTAACGGGCCAAGAAGGCGTTCAGCCTTCTGGCGCAAAAACCGGGCAGTCGTCCAGCGACCAGCAAAATAAAGCTGGTTAGCTAAGGCGACCAAGGAGAGTAATCCTCTTACGTCAGCCTTGTTTGTTGGAAGTGAACGACGGGCGTATGTCGGAGTGACATCCGTTCCGTTGAACGCATCCACACCACAAGACTCTCTGAACTTTCCAGTCCAGAATGATTTGTGGCGGTTTACCTTGAGGGCAAACCTCTCAAGATAATCACAAACAAGAGGCGCCTCGTTTGTGGGGACAATAATATCGTCACCATAAACGAGCACCCCCTCGGAATATTTCGAAACATTCCGAGGAGTGATGCGTACTCCTGCGTTCCGAATCCTGAAGGAGACTATGATGATGAAAAACACCACAGACTCAATCGGGAAACATAACGCAGAACCCATAGACGCGAACTTCCTAAGAGGAATTATCTTCCCAGAAGGAAGTTCAGCCCTAGTACTACGACACGCGAAAATCATCCTTGAGAATTCAGGGATGGATTTAAGCATGTCACGTACCAGGCTTGATGACACTCGGTCACTAGCTTCACTAAGGTCAATAGTCGCGAGACTAGAGTCCTTAGATGAAGATAGAGCTAACCGTGCATTTATGTCTTGGCGTGTAAAGTTAACACGTCCCTTCATATAAGAGGAAGAATGCTCAATTCTCCTCTTTAGCACGGAAGCCAAGGACTGCTGCATGTATTGCATACATGTAGGTTCCATGGCAATTACTCTGGGTGTCTTCATGGTCTTAGGGACGAATACAACCTTAACGGGTTCTTCGTCCCGGGTACTGAGGAACGTAACTGGGTGGTCATCCAGCGTATCGAAATTTCGGATAGAAGCTATTCCGAACTCGGTAAACGGGAAGACCTTCTCAACTCGATAGGGCCAAGAGGGGATCAGATACTTCCGATTACCCCTTGTACCATCTCGAGTGAGACCAGGTCCATGCTTTGGAGTAATCTCTCCATAAAGGCTGGAAACATCCAGCCCATTAAAGAGATCAGTCCAGACAATACGACTAACACCACGGAAGTGATGAAGGTCGTCACTGTCAAAGGCATGGCAACGTAACTCAGATTCAGTTTCGAGAAAGCTTCGCTCGGCGGCTCTTTGCCTTCGTGCACTGCACGGAGATTTGAGCTTTTTGGCAAATAGGCAAATTTGTCTAACTGCCAAAACGCAATCCGAGGAAGCGTTTTCGAGGAGTACTCCATCCGGACCAAAAATCCTCTCCATGAAACCTCCGAGAAATCGGGGGAGACATGTTCCTCTCCGGAAACGAAATGCCGGAAAGAGAGCTGGCGAGAGGCGACCGAGTTCCAAACCTCTTTCGAGAGCTTGGGAGAAGGTCGGGAGAGTGATAGTGAGAAAGCTATCACCTTCATCTTTGGTCCTCCGCTCGATCGTTCTTAGATCGAGTATGGGGTTGGCACCACACTGTATGCTGCAGTCATGCAGCATACGCACAAGGATATCTACGAGGCTTTTCATCCATCCTCCATCGAGGTACGGATCCAAGGCACGTAGACCCGAAGGAAAGGGGCTCCAATAAAGGAGCCCCCCCTGTCAGGACAAAGGTGTTACGTTTCACCAGCCAAGTTCTTGGTCATAAAGTCAGGATTGGCAGCCTGCTTAAGAATCAGGTTACCAATAAGTCCCAACTGTTGAACCATGAGCGCAGTGGCGTAGGTAGCACCACCGACATATCCACCAATAGGAATGTCGGCGACCACATAGACGGATTGCGAATACGGCACTTTTAATGCGGCATTCAGCGGATCGGTATCCATCCCACTAGCCGAAAATCGGACAGTGTGACGTTGCCGTTTTCCGTACTGATGCCCCATAAAGAGCGTATACGTAACACCCGCTGTGGGGTCAATGAACTGATAGGTACTATGATCAGGAGCTCTCTCAATAGCTGCAAACGTCAAATTTGACGCAGTAGTTATTGCGGAGGCTTTGGTCGGTAGTACCAACGGGTCTGCGTACATCGATTGATCCTTGTGAAAATTATCTCCTGCGCGAAAGCCCAAGAGCAGCAAGGATTGCATACTGAGCAGCAGTAAGCCCAGACATGTCAATCCCGAAGCCGAACGGAGTAGCAGGTCTGCGAAGCTTGTAGTGTTCAAAACATGACCACTTCAAACTATCGCGACCGCCTGGCATCAGAACTATATGATCCTCTTGGAAACCAAAGCCTCCAAGATTCATATAGAAGGGATCCCAAGCGATGTCGAGAGTTGCAGTATGTGTCACACGTTTTTCGTATGTCACAGAGCAATTCTCGTAGACCTCATTGTCGACTGCGTTGGACATAGCATTACTCAAAATAGAGTCTGCATTTGTCCACCAACCGACAAGCCAGGACCAGGGTAAGACTTGCCAAAGTACTAAGGGGTTAGGATTAGCCCCAAATAGTACGTTGATAGCCTTTCTGGTCCACTCAGAAGACCCAATGTCCGGAACATAGTACGTAAACGTACCTGTACCCCGGGCAAATACCTGCGTCTCACGCTCAAGCTTAAAATGCTTTTGAGTGAGGGCCATGTGGAAATCGTTAGAATTCATCTCAATCCCAACGGGATCTGAGAGACGAAAACTATTGAAATCCAGCAAATCGTCTGGCGGGTCGTCAGACGAGTTTGGGCCGTCGATGCCGAACCGAATCCACTCAACAGTGTTGAGAGGTAGGTCGTCATCAAACAAGGTATCCTTCTGAGGTTCTACCTCTCCTAGTAATCGACGCTTCCGTTTGATGTGGAGACCATTGTCCCGCACTAATTGCGCTAAACGCGCTTCTAGTGTAGTACTAGTCTTGTAGGCCTTCCATAGGTCTTCAAGAAAAGGTTTCCAACCAAACTCCACGTTAAGATACTCGCTAGGTAGGTGCTTCAAAAAAGAAGCCAACCTAACTTTCAAGTAACGTGGTATCCGGGGGATATCGTGAAGCTCCGCAACAAATTGCGCGAGCGACGCGGTTGGGTTCCCGGGGCGCGCCCTTTGAATGAACTTCGTTCCTAAATCATTTAGGAGTAAAGTCCAATCTTCAAGGGGGTCATAGTGGAAATCCGGTATACCGGAACTCCTAAAGGGGGATCCTTGATTATCTGCGGTACTAAAATACCGAGATAAACAAGGCCTCCAGGAGTGAGACGTACCTTCAAGCACTGAACCCCAGGGTTTGTAGAACTTGTTAAAAGGCAAGTTCAACATTTCCCCAAGGCCAGGGTTTTCCTCGTATCTAAACGAGTAGAAGGGATCGTCACCAATCCACTTACCGTCCACCTTACGGTGGCCGGTTGACTCGACTAGGATGCGTTGGTCCGAATAAGATGCGAACACGTTGGGAGCTATAAATCGGCTCTCAGCGGTAAGCTTCTTCTTCGGTTCCATCGTGGCCTCCGTTCGATTAGCGGC